CTTTATACCACTATGAGGATGTATTCTGATGATTTCTGGCTCATAGAAGAGGCAGTCTTAGAAGACCCCGGAGCATGGTATGCCTGGCATGTAAGGGGATTTAAGAGGTGGAACAACGAGTCTTGGCGAGAAGCGCTCACTATGTGGGTAATGGCTAATATGATAAGCCCTAAAGAGTTCAAAGTCCTGTTCAACATAGCCTGTGTATTGAAGCTCTTAGGCAAGAAGGACGAAGCTGAGCAGTTTATAAAGAAAGCCGAGGCTAACATCATACCCGGCCAAGAAGTCGCAGCACAAGAGGCAATAAAGGAATTCCATAATAACCGATTACCCTTACTCATCTAATGGACGAAGAACACTTACCGGAGAAAGCAATACTTATACAAAGGGTCTATACTGAAAGACTCCGGATATTTAAGCCCCCACTCATAAAGTGTGAAGCATTTATAAAGTTAAGGGCAAAACAAAGGGCGGTTTTTATGTTACACCTTACAGGGTTTAAGGTTAAGACAATTGCACAACTTTTGAATATATCACGATTTACCGCATATTCACATATCGCAAGAGCTTACGCAAAATATCCTATCGCTTTACGCTTCAAAAAGCACTAATTTTCTACTATATATAGAGGCCGGCAAGGTCAGGAACACTAAATATAGATAGCCGGTGATGGCTAAACTCATAAAAAGCTGAATACTTGACCGGCCCTCTAATATATGGCAAATATACTCGCAACCGCAAGTCCTCACATCAAAGCAAAAGTCATAGAAAACGCATGGAATTTTTTTGTGGACTACCTGTTGGATGAAAGCAAACCTGCAATAACCAAAGCAGAAATTCTAAAGGATTTACTTCACTTAAAACCCCATATAAAAGAATTGCGACTCATAATAAAGACCGATGGAAAGGAAACAAACCAAGTTTTTAATCTCAAATACAATAGAAATGAATACCCAGAACTATATATTTGGCGTAAAGAAGTCTTAAAAAGGGATAATTATACTTGTAAAAGGTGTGGGAAGGCTAAAAATATAGAAGCACACCACATAGAAAGATGGGTAGACGCACCAGAGAAAAGGTTTGATGTTGCTAATGGCATAAGTTTATGTGAAAAATGCCACAAACTTATCCATTCTAAAGGGATAGAATTTTAATATATGGCTGGAGTTAAGGGATTAAGCGGTAGGAAGCGCCTAAGAGATGAAGAGAAAAGGCTTAGGATTATAGAGAAGTCTTGGGATGCCATTGAAGCCTACTTAGATAGCATAGGTGGGTCTCTTAAAGACAAGGCTGATATGGCTTCAAAGGTTGTGGCTAAAGATATGCCTACTAAACTTGAAGGTGAAGTAAAGGGGCAAGAAACCAAAGTGGTTGTTATGGTGGAGAATGATACAAATAAAAGTAAGGAAGGGCGATTACCAGCACAGGTATCTGTTGAGCCAAGCGAAGTTTCCGGCGTTGATAGCGGGGATAGGCACGGGCAAGACGCTGTGCATGCTGACTAAGATATACGATTACTGCGAAAGGTATCCAGGAACAACAGCTTTAATCGTAAGAAAAGAATATACTGACCTTAAAGACTCAACCATTAAGGACTTTCAGAACTATTTTGAGTGTTCGGTAGGCTCAAACAAGGAATACAAATTAGCAAATGGCTCTGTGATAATGTTCAGGCACGCAGACGAATTATTAGTCTTAAAGAACCTAAACCTTGGGATTGTAGGGATTGAGCAGGCGGAGGAGTTTGAAGACGATACGCAGTTTCAGTTCTTAAGGGACAGGCTTAGGCAGCAGAATGGGGCAGAAGTAAGGCCATTATGTATCATAGCAAACGCCAATGGGCATAATTGGATATGGAAGGCATGGAAAAACAATCCTCCTTCAGCTGACTATGAGGCAATAACGGCAAATACCTTTGAGAACGAAAGAAACTTGCCTGCGGACTTTGTGGCTGACTTACGGAAGATGGAGATAGAAGCACCAAGCCACTTCAGGCAGTATATAATGAACTCCTTTGAGGAGACCGAACAGGATGACTTCGTATTCACATACCAGGAGCTTTTAGCTTCTAAGACTAATAAATACCCCCTAAGGGAAGGCTACGGACTAAGGATAGCCGGATTTGATATAGCAAGATATGGTAATGATAAGACTGCTGCGGTCATCTTACAGCAACAGGGCGCAACATATTGGGAAGTAGCCCATAAGGAAGAGTGGTCTCATACTGACCTTAACTATACAACAGGGCGGATACTAATGCTTTCTAATGAGAACAGGACTCATAAGTCAATCATAGATGAAGACGGGATAGGCGCAGGGCCGTTAGACACATTGAACAAAGGCAGGAACTTAGATAACTTCGTAGGCTTCAGAAATCCCCCCTTAAGCTATGATGACGATAAGTTCTACGCTAACAACCGGACAAAGAACGCCTTCAAGGTCAAGGATATGGTCTCTAAGGGCTGGTTGTGCATCAAGGATGACGACATCATAGATGAGCTTATGACCTTAAAGTTCACCTTTGACAACCACCAAAGAAGGATACTCATAAGCAAAGAGAAGATGCGCAAGGAAGGAATTAAGTCTCCTAATCTGGCAGATGCGCTGATTATGGCGGTCTCATTGATAGGGGAGATACATTACCAACAGGATATACAATATTACCAACAGCCTCAATATAGCAAGGAAGATAATTTGTTCTCATTAGGTGGCATAAGGTGAGGGTATTAGGCAAAGACGGGTATATTCCCGGAGTTGCATTGTTCTTTGAACTAACAGATGAGCAGTTAGACAGGGTAAGTAAAGACAAAGATTTTATATTTAAGCCGGAATTATTAAAAGAGTGCATGGAGTCTAAGGGGGATAATTGCCATTTATTCGGGCTTTATAGTGATGAAAATAACAGAACAATAGAGATATGGAAGCACCTAAAACAGCTTTTAGTAGATTACAAGACAGTTTCTTGGTGGGACAGAGACATAAAAGAATTTAAGATAACAAAAAAATAAGGAGAAAATTATGGCACCAGTCGGACTAGCATTAGGAAGTTTATTACCAACAGCATTAGTAGCCGGAGCAGTAGGTGCGCCTATTGCTTCATCGGTTATGGCTATGACAGCCGACAAACCTCAAACACCTCAAACACCTCAAATGCCTGAACTGCCCAAAGTAGAGGACGCAGCCAAACAGGCAAAAGCAAGACAAACACAAAAGAGGGCAGATATAGCCCGGTCAAAGTCCGTATTCACTAATCCATTGGGGATAACAGAACAAGCAGAGACAGCCAGAAGGTCATTACTCGGAGTTTAATATGCCTACTATGACGAAAGAGAAAGAAATCCAGCCAGCCGGTAAAGACAGGGCTGAAGTATTGTTAGACCGTTTCAAGGAGTTACTCTCCGGAAGGCAGAACTTTGAGTCCTACTGGCAGACCTTACATGATTACTTCTACTTAGAAGCCAATGACTTCAATAAGTCTTATTACCCCGGTTCAGAGTTAGACTCCTCATACCTCTGGGACTCTACCACCATAGAGACCGCAGATGTCTTAGCCTCAGGTTTTATGAACTATTTAACTCCGCCTTCAGCGAAGTGGTTCAGGTTAAGGACAAAGAACCCGGCGTTAGGAGAGAACAAGGCTGTGGCTGACTTCTTAGAGAATGTCGCAGAGGAAGTCAATTACACACTTAACCGTTCTAACTTCTATGACCAGATATTCCCTTCTTACAAGTCGTCAGGGGTTTATGGGACTTCGGTTCTCTTAGAAGAAGAAGACATCCACGATGACGCAAGGTTCTATACTTTACCCTTAAAGCAGGTCGCTATAGTAGAAGACGCAGCGGGAAGGGCGGCAGAGTATTACATAGAGTTTGAATACACCGCTTTTCAGGCAGCCTCACGCTTCGGAGTAGAGAAACTTTCAACCCCCTTACAAGAAGAACTAAAGACAGGCAGGAACGACAACAAGAAGCATAAGTTTGTTCTATTCATAGCCAAGAGAAATATAAGGGATGTCGGTAAGATGGACAGGAAGAACCTCCCTGTTGAAGCTGTGTGGATAGAAAGAGACGCTAAGAAGATTATTGACGAAGGCGGATATAACGAGTTTCCGGCTATGTGTCATAGGTTTGACAAGAGGCCTTTCATAACCTGGGGGTTTTCTCCGGCCATGAAGGCACTTCCTTTCGCAAGGATATTAAACGCCATAGCCAAGACTTCACTTAGGTCAATGATGAAGCACACCGACCCGGCAATCGCCTTACCTGAAAACTCGTTCATCATGCCTTTTAATATGAACCCCAGGGCAGTCAACTATTACAAGAAAGGCTCAATGGATGATAAGAGTCTAATTACTCTAAGCAACACCGGAGACCCAAGCGTAGGACTGACAGGAATAGAGTATTACTCAACTAAGGTCAAGAAGCTCATGTATAACGATGTCTTCTTAGCCTTTGAGAACCTGACTAAGCAGATGAACAACCCGGAGGTCATGGAGAGAATAAACGAAAAGATGACCCTGTTAGGCCCGGCAGTCGGAAGGTTCACAGCAGAGGTCTTAAATCCTATTATCATACGGACAGTAGGTATTCTCTTTAGAAGGGGCAAGCTCCCTGAACCACCGCAGGAGATAATAGAAGACCCCACTTATGAGATAGACTTTGTAGGACAGTTAGCCCAAGCACAGAAGAGAAGTGAGTTAAACTCCATAGTAACCGGCCTTACAA